TCGCCCCAACCCTCTTTTATTACTTCTACTTTTACCACGACTATGCTTCTACTGCTGAAATAGCGGTTTTAATTGTCGCAATGTTATCATAGATAAACGCTCGTTGATCCAGTTTTTTAACGAAAGCATGGAAACGAGATTCACCCAAAATAACAAATTGATTTTTGATAAAGTCATCATTAACCCAACCGATTTTAACGGTGTAAGGTAAATAATTAGTAGTGTTGTACGCTTGCATATCGCCTACAAAGATTTTGCCAGCTGGAATAGATTCTTCTGGTAAAATAGTGATACCACCGATAACAACACGGTTAAACAATGACGCTTGTGGGTACAAAGGCAAACCACGTTCGTCTTTAGCTGAAACTAAGTTCAGGAAGAAATCAATAGGGTTAACCAGCACAAGGTTTGCCATGTATGGCATTTCATCAGTGTAGTTATGTGTTGTTGCTACGTCGGTAACAGCAGCATTAACAACGTCCATAAAGTTAGTAAACCTAACTTGTAACGCCATCGAACCTGCAACGAATGCACGACCGTAAACAGTCGCTCCCGTAGGTTGACCGTTTGCTCCTGTACCGTATAAGATCAAACGTGCTTTCTTCAAGTCATGTTTTTTCTTCAAGTAATTCTCAGCAACATCCTGCAACCCGCGAACATCTTTAACCGCTTCCTCAGTCAGTTTGATGTATGCCGCAACCTTAAACGGTTTTGCGTAGTTAGTCTCCCAATCAAGGTCGATCTGCGGTTTTGTTCCGCCCTCTGCAACTAACTCAGCATCGCCTTCACCTGGAACGGCTTCAGTGTATGGATATGCAGCCAAATCGGTGTTTAAGTTAGTAGTTAAACCAACTACAGGGATTTCGCGTAAATTAACGTTCTGAATCGGTGCTTGTTGCGTTCCGATAATGTTTGGTGGGTTGGTGTTGATGCCGTTTGCAGTGGTAACGATACCAACGGCCTTTGCGGTAAATTCAACAAAACCCTGCCCAGCCGAAAACAAATCTTTGATTTTGTCTTTGTTGTCAGTTAAGAACTTTTCTAATTGCGCTTTCTCTCCGATTGCATTTTGTGCCCGGAAATCCTGAACAAATTTAGCTAAGTCATCATGCTGTTTTTGCATCGCTTTAACGATGTCTGTTACTGTTTTTTCAGTATCATCGAAATCCTTAATTGTTGAAGTTTTGAAAGCTTCGTTAACGATAGTTGTTAAAGCGGCTTTTACTTCTTCGCCTTTAAGCTCCGCAGCAATTAAGCCTGGCAATGCTTTTTCTACTGATTTTTCGGCGAACTCTTTAATGTTTTTAAGAGCCTGCTCTTTTTCTTCTTGTTCCGTCATTTCGACTAATTTAAAAAGTGTGAATAAAATGATTTACTTTTTTGACTGCTCGATGGCGGGTCTATTTGAGTGGATTTCTCCGGCTCAGTATTATTTATATTGCCTGTAACGGAATTGCTCCCTAATACTACAAGGCTTGATTCCCGAACATTCTTTGCTTCTTTAACGACAAAGAAATAAGGTATATATTCAAAATCTGCTTTATTGGCGATCATTGGCAGGTATTCATCATACCGCTGTTTCTCCGTTTCGTCTGATGGATGGTTGCTATCCATTGCAAGTTCGATAGTCACGTACTGCATCCGAACGCTCGCTTCAATCTGGTCTCCTGATTCTAGCCATTCCTTAGCCTTAGCATGCACTACCTTATCTTTGGGGAACTTATAGATCAATGCCTGAGTATCGCCCTGGTATGGTTGACCTAGTAAAGCGAACGGCATTTTAACAACCATCATTTCGATGTATTCCTTGCGGACGATAACGTCATCAATACATAACTCATGATCGGCAACTAAATAGTTATTCCCTTGCTGCTCCTTAATTGACTTATTCCAGATTCCATCAATATGCAAATCGTTATGGCTATCCAATATCCTGGTAGTGTTCACCGCGATATAGTAATAAGCATCGTCTATTTTCAAAGCCTTTACCTGATCGGATAGTTTAAGTAGATCAAGAGATTTACAGGTTACAGCGATACCTTTATCGCACGACTTCTGTATGTCGGCCTTTTTAAGGTCAATAATCCCTTTAATGTTACCCCTGAACTCGGTGAACATTTCCTCTTTAGTTGAAAACTCGCGCTTAGGAAAATAAATGCTTTTTATCACTTGTTAACTGGTTTATTTATGTACTTCAGCTTTTTGCTAATAGCGTCTTTAACTTTAGGATCTTCTACGCGTTCACGTATGGCCTTTAGTTCTTGTTCGATATCTTTATCCAGCTTGCCCATAATTGTAACAATAATGATACGAATATATGCAAAAGATTTGAAATGCAAATAAAAAAGAAAATAGATGTGCCCCGCGTAGGAATCGAACCTACAAAGACCAAGTTTCTAAAACTTGTAGCTGTACCAATTCGCATTAGTCAGCGGGGCATTTGTGTTTCCATCAAGATTCGAACTTGAAATGATGCGTTCGTAGCGCATAGGTTTATCCGTTAGCCTATATAAACAAGTGTGAAACCAGGGACTTGAACCCTGATAACCGATTTCACAGACCGGCTCCGTTACATTACGGACAGAATCACCGTTTTGGAGGAAAGGATCGAACTTTCGCTATCACAGTCAAAGTGTGATGTGTTAACCGACTACACTACTCCAAAATATTAGCCTTTGTGAACGGGTGGCTTACCGCTTTAATTCTCGACTCACAATGTGATTAAAGAGACCTATCTCTTTGTCGGGGTAGCAGGATTCGAACCTGCGAACACTCGCTTCCAAGGCGAGCCCGTATAACCAACTGCAGGAACACCCCGATAAAACAAAAAGCCCTAGAAATTAATCTAAGGCTTTCAAGTATTTTTATGTTTTAAATTTTACATACCCGTACCACCTCGATTAATTTCAAGTCGTTGCGGTAGCTGATGTAAATTTGTAAAATTCATAATGCAATTATACGAATAATATATTAAAAAAGAAAATCCGGCCAAAATTAATTGCACCGGATTTAGTCTGACGGAATATGTCCTGAGTTACGAATTGTTTAGTCTGTCTATTTCTGCAGCTATTAAAGCCCCAGCAATAACTAGCCGCTCTTTGAATGGTTTGTTTGCCATATAAATTAGTTTATCTCGATCCCAATTTTCTATAAGATACATATCTATGGCTAATTCCATCGGGTGCATCTTTGACTTATAGAGGCTTTCTGGGTGTACAAGTATTCCTGCAACTTTAGATAATTGGTGGTCGTTGTACCATTGCGGGTTAGATTGTGTCAATTCATGTGTATAACCATGCTTTCCAATTTGTTCTTGTCGCTCTTTGGCGATTAAATCTATTCCTGTTTCCATATCTATTTATTTTTAAATTTCTAACTAGCCCCAACCAACTTACCATTAACAATTCTGCCTAACTTGACATAGCGGTTATAGCGATTTTCCGTCATGATGGATTGAGTACATCGGCAATTAACACGTTCCTTAGCTGATAGGTGTACGTCTCCGGGTCGTTCGGCTATTTCTCCACCAACTGTGTAAGGTTCTGATAAAGGTAATATAGTGTTGTTTGCATCTAAATGAGATTGACGTTCGTTCGCGATACGCCCCAACCAAACATGATAACCACCACCACCTTGTTCATCAACCCATGACTGAGCGGCAATAGATTTGCCTAGATTGGCTATCGTCGTTACCTCGGTCCTGCTTATAGTCCCCGCCCTCATTTTAGCACGTTGCCCTAAGCCTTTAAGGAATAACCTAACCCTTCCTTCTCTATCCATGTCCAATTCGGCAACATCACCTAAAGCCCTGCGTATCATTTCTACCGTAGTATCGTTAAGTTCGCGTTGTATCTGATAAACGTACTGTAATGCGTAGTCCTTCAGTTTCCCCGACCAAATATCTACCAGGAAATCTATTGCGCTTGCCTTAGTTGCCGTTGGTTCGTTGTTACGTTGCCGGTAATACTCCGATTTAGCCATTTTCATGCCTGTAATCTCATAAGCGCGTTGGTATACCGACTGCCATACGTTACGGTTGATTAACTGCTCTACCGGGATGTTATCCGTTCCTTCCAGTTCAGCGTACGTCATAACCGGCTGTATTGACTGCATTATTGCTTTACGAAATAACGGCAATAGCTGCTTTTCCGCTGTCTTATGAAATCGGTTCCAGATTAGGCGCTCTTCTCGGAATTCTTTAAGCATTAGGATTGTTTAATTCATGGCCTGTAATTGAAAAAATTATATTTTGCAAATGGTGTACAAAATTTATCCTCCATGAAAAATAAACTATTTTATTGAATTCATATTCAATACCAATAAAGAAAAATTTACTTTGTTTTTCAACTACATATTTAGCTGAATCAATCGTGAAATAGAATTTTTCATTGTATCGGTCAGCAACAAAGCCAAACTTAAATAACCATTCTTCTGTGAGTGGGATTGGAGAAACATTAACCAGCAACAAAGTACATTCGTTAACTCCTAACCAATCTCTTTCAGTCCACAAAAACACGCTTTTGTGATTGGCATAGTTCCATTCA